TGAATGTCACATGGCCCACAAAACCTCAATAAATGGTTACCAATTGTACTACATGATGGACAAGATGAGTTTTGCGAAATATAAGTAATTAAATTTGTATGTCTTCCCAGCTTAAAAATAAAGTCTCACTATATTATAAAATGTCTGGTGGTATTGCCCAACTCGTTGCTGTCGGTGCCCAGGATGTGCACCTTGTCGGTAAGCCCGAAGTAAGCTTTTTCAGGTCGACCTACAAGCGTCACACAAACTTTTCCCAAACTGTCGAACGTCAGGTCATCCAGGGCAACGTCTCCAACAACGGTATGTCCACCGTCCGCTTCGAGCGCAAGGGTGACATGCTCAACTATGTGTATCTCGTCCCTAACAGTGGCACCTCTTCCACGGCTGTCGCTGACTGGACGACTAGAATTTCCAAGGTAGAACTCTTAATCGGAGGTCAAGTTATTGATGAACAGGATTCTACCTACTCTACATTCATCGCTCCTCGACTAGCCGCGACCTCCTACTCCAAGTGTTCTGCTGGTGATCTCTACGGTGGCTCAAACAACGAGAACTTCTACCCTCTTCGTTTCGCTTTCTGTGAGAACTGGCAGACTGCACTCCCACTCATATCTCTTCAATATCATGATGTCGAGATTCGCATCACTTGGGGTGCCTCAGCGGCCTCTCATAAGTGGGATGTCTACGCCAATTACGCGTACCTTGACACTGAGGAGCGTGAGGTGTTCGCTTCCCAGCCCCAAAACATGCTCATCACCCAGGTGCAGAAGGCGGTTGCCTCTAATTCCAAGATCCAGGAGCTCAACTTCAACCACCCCGTGAAATATTTGGCTTCTGGAGACGCAGCCGATCTTGCGATCCTTAACGCTGATAACAAGCTTAAGCTCCAAATCAATGGTACAGATGTTTCTGACTTCAAGTTTGCTCACCCTAACTTCAGTACTGTACCCCTCTTCTATCACACCTACTATGGTGGTGGTTATCAGATGAATTACCCCAAGTATCTTTTCACGATGCCTTTCTGTCTCGACACTGGTAAACTCCAGCCCACTGGTACTTTGAACTTCAGTCGTCTTGATTCGGCTCGTATTGTCAATGATACCCGGGATGTTGGTAAAGATATTTATGCCGTAAACTACAATGTGCTTCGCATTGAAAACGGTATGGGTGGTCTCCTCTACTCGAACTAAATCTTCTCCGCATTTATTAAAAGATGTTCTGGACAGTAATATTTCTCCTTGCCATCGTTTTTGTATTGACGTACGATCCTAACTCCAGGACACTCGAAAAGTTTGTTGGTCAGCCCACGCAACCAACAAGCAAATCCTGTGAAAATACGCATTACGAAGCCGTTCAATTTGCCCAGAGCCCGTACGAATGCCCCGCCGTTGGTAAAACCCAAATGGGTGTCGTGATGTAGAAAGCTTAAAAAGAAAATGACATTTTCTTTTATAAATGGTTCCCGTAAACAAAGACACTGTATTCATTGTCGCAGCGATTGTTTGCGCAATTGGTATAATTTTCCTGTTTAAAGAGTTAAAAAAGGCTAAGGAGGATATTGATAATTTCAAGAGTTTCTCAGCCCAGGTCGTCCGGCATCTTGCCCCACCCCCACAACCCATTGTTGAATCGGTACCAGTTGTTGAACCAGAAAAGAAGCTTGAAAGTGTCGAAGAGGTCGATGAGAAATCCGAGGAATAATCATATCCACTTATTATAACTTGCGAATGCGCAATGAAGAAGTACAAGGCAATCGCAGTACCGGTTAGTTTTATCGATGGGAAACCGAGGTTTCTTACGGTGAGAGATTGGAGATTTAAAGATTGGATTTTCGTCACAGGTGGGTGTAGACGAAGAGAGATTTACAATCCTCTAAGATGTGCCTTGAGAGAATTAGAAGAAGAGACCCGGGGTGTGGTCTCATTAAAACAGGGTGAATATACAGAGTTTAAGTTTATACACAAAGAGAGTCCGACAGTTGACCTAGAATACAATGTATTCATATTTTTCGTTAATTACAATAGGTCAGAACAACAGACACAAATTCGTAAATTTTATGAAGAAAAGCATAAAACACAAATCAAAAAAATGAACAATCAACCTATCCGTAAAACACACGATGAAAACGATTATATGAGTTATGATACTCTCGAAGAATTTAACACACGTAAACGATGGAAATTAATTATTGATAATGTTATCAATAATCCTCAATTCTATGCATGTGTAAGTTCTCACAATAGAAAAACCTTCTCTATTAAATAATGAAGTCCAAGGCTTTTATTTTAAGACAGATTAGTGAATTACTTGACAAGAATAGGGGACTGTGTGAACAGGAGATTCAACAGTGGGTCAAAGATAATGAAAGTAAAACGGTTTACGAACTGCTCACTTTTAAAAAAGAAATTTCTCAAACTAAAGAATACCAGAATGTGTCGTGTATGAAGTGGTTTAGAGATGAAGAACAAGAATAAGGTATGTTTAAGAATTGGTACGTTTCCCAGAAATTCAATAATGCTACCAATCTATCACATGTGCTCATGGACGGAGGTAAACTCTCAGTGCCGTTTGATAGATTGAATGAATTTTACGATAAGTATATAGAGTCTGTAAAATCTGGGGAGAAGATTTACGTTGTCGAACAGAAGAGTGAGACCTATAACTTTTTCGTTGATATCGACTACAAAGATGTCGATCCCCTAGGTATTGATGAAATCAACGCTATATCTAAAACTATTTGTGAAACTGTCAAGCTTCATGGTGGTAAAGAATGCCTAGTTTCTGTATCACCACCAAAGAAATCAGGTGACCTCATAAAAACTGGTGTCCATCTGAATTGGCCAGGTTTTGTGGTAGGCCAGGGTTCAGCGATTGCACTTCGTGAACATATTCTTGTGTCTCTTTCTAAATTCAAAGGTGATACAGATTGGAATGAAATTATAGACGCCTCGGTATATGGAAGTCTTATTAGAAAGGCGAAAGGGAGTGGCTTCAGGATGCCATGGTCTTATAAACGGGCAAAACATGAAGCATGTAATGGTAAGGGTTGTACAGGGTGTGAACATGGTAAAGTAGACCAATTGGCATACCTACCGATTTTCATTTACACACAGGAACCTTTGTGTACACTCATGAGAATAAGTCAAGAACCAACTGTTAAAATTCTTAAAATGTCGGCGGTGCGAACAGACAAACCCACAACCATATCAATAGAACCACCTTCAGTAACTATCAAGGTCAAAGAGGGTTCCTTCTCAGAAGACGAGACAAAAGATGAAATACATGATGAGGGGTTGAAGAATCGTATCGAAACGTTCGTTCGTAAAAATATGGAGGGACAGGGTGATGCCTATATTAATAAAATTTTCAAAATGAGGGATACATTCTTAGTTGGAACAACCTCCAAATACTGTGAAAATTTAAAACGAAGTCATGGTTCTAATCATGTATGGTTTATCATCAGTGGAAAAATGATTATTCAAAAGTGTTTCTGTCGATGTGAAACCATCAGGGAGCGTCGTGATGGTTTCTGTAAAGATTTTTGTGGTAGAAGACACCAATTAACGAGTGATATCGTTGAAAGCCTTTACCCTAAAAAAGAGGATGTCAGTAAGTGCCCAGAAATCAAAAAGTTTGACGAAAAGCCACCAATTAAACGGATGGAAGTAAAACCAGACCTTGAAAACTATATTAATACCAATATGAAAACAGGGGGTGACACCCGTATAGCGACTATAACTAGAAATGATAAGAATAACACCTTTTTGGTAATGACAACGTCTAAATACTGTGAAACTATATCAGGTGAACATGAAAATAAGACTATGTCATATGATATCAGGAAAAACAAAATCAAACAGAAATGCCCAGTATGCAAGAAGAGTAAGGCTAGAGAACATATTCTACCCTCTAAAATAACGAATAAGTTGTTCCCTAAAGATACTTAAACAGAACGGCACTTAAAGTAAGTAAATGGTAGCTAGTACTCGTTCACGATTTGGTAGGGTTATAAAGAAACCAGCTCTTTATGTACCTATAGAAACTGTTTTAGATGACGATTACGGTACAGATGAACATGAAGACACAGACGGTGAGTCAATTATAGACACCGAAGATGAGTGTAATTCAGAAAATGAAAGTGATGACGAAGATGCAGATGACAATGGTAATCTCCAAGATTTTGTAGTGGATGACGAAGATGCGAGTGAAAGTGAAAGTGAGAGTGAGGAAGAATCAGCTTAAAAAAAACAGCAACTATATTAGAAATGGAAACTGATATCGGTAATCCCATTGAGTATAGCCCAAACATGGACCCTTTAATTCAGGAGAAGAATGAAGATAATACTGAAGAGTTGGTACAAGACCAACCATATTATTATCATCCCAGTGAAATGAATTATCCCCAACAACAACCCCAAACAGGAAAATTTGACCCTTTTACTGATGTTGATAAATCCACATGGATCATTGCATTTGCAGTCTTTCTTTTAGGTTTTTTCATGGGTAAAACCATGCAACCTGTTATCCTCAGATACACCTAATCACTTACTAAGGTCTCTTATACGAGTCGAAAGTTTTGTATCAGTATCCTCATACATGTCATTATTAACCCCCTTTTGCGGAAATCCACTTAACCAATGGTCTTCTGCAGTAGTTGAATAAGCAACAAATGTTCCGATATCACCATACCTGGGAGGAATACCATCCCGTCCAAAAAGAATAGGACCCCGGAGAGTATCTTCGATAAATCCATCAGTTGTTGAAGCTTCAGCCTCAACAGCCTCTGAGTTAGAACTCGTTTTGTTTTTTAAATTGTACTTTGGTTTAAAAAACAAAATAAAGAACGCCCCGACTAACAGTATTGTTATAATTAGACGAAGCATGTTTATTTAATGTATATGAATATTATTTACGCGGATGAA